GCTGCCGCCGTGCCCGCGCTCCTCGAGCCTTGGCGGCTGTACCGACATCAACAAGGCGTGCGAGTACATCCGCGCCGACGGCTGGGCGACCAGCCCGACCTACACGTCCAGTCTGCTGGCGGTCGTGAAACAATTCAACCTGACACGGTACGATGCCGCCATCAAAGAGGACAAGTCCGCCGCGCCGACGCACCAGGAGGTCTGGCTGGATCACGTCGTCCTGCCGAACGCTGCGGCGATGGAGTTTTACCTCATCGCCAAGAAATACGGCCTGGACAACGACAAGGCGTATCACGCTAAATTTGTGGAGGTGTGATGCCGATGCAGCATGTATTCTCGTTTACACTTGCGGAAGCCTGGGCATTTTTGATTTACGCGGCGGGTGCTGCTGCCGGACTGTATGCCGGGGGAGTGGCTATCAGCAAAGTAATTACCGCAATAAAAAAGCCAAAAACCGACCAGGACAAACGCATTACCCAGTTAGAAGCGCGGGTGAACGCTATGGAGGGCTTTTTGAGAAACGACAAACAGCGGCTTGACCGCATGGATGAAGGGCAGCACGTGACCATGCAGGCACTGCTTGCCCTGCTTGACCACAACCTTGACGGAAACAACATTGACCAGATGCAGAAAGCAAAGGAAGCCTTGCAGAAGCATCTGATCGGCTAAAAAAAGGAGAAAGCAAAATGGATATTTCTTTTCTGTCCGAATACATGATTCCCGTGATTGTTGGCATCTGCCTGTGCGTGGGCTGGATTGTCAAGCAGTGGATTAAGGATGTTGACAACCGGTATATTCCCACGATTTGCGCGGCGCTTGGTGTCACACTGGCTTGCTGGATGAACTGGCCTGAAATTACCGCTACCGTGATTTTGTCCGGCCTTGCAAGCGTGCTGGCATCCACTGGCCTGCACCAGGCTTTCAAGCAGATTCTTGAGGGATTTGGCAATGGGAAGTAAGTTTGATTTCCGAATGAGCCGCAGCGACTATGATGACCTCTGTTTTGACTTGACCGATGACGAACACGCCGTGTTGGACTTGCGGCGGCGCGGGTTACACAACGCCGATATTGCGGCGGAATTGTATTGCAGTGAAAGGACGGTTAATCGGAGAGTTAAAGCGATAAAAAATAAAATTGGGTAAGAAAAGCCCCCCGTTTGTGATTGAATGTATCACAAATGGGGGCTTTCTTGTTTTTATTGCTTCGATACATATACAATCGCGCTACGAATTGCAGTTGATATCGAAATGTTTTTTCCGGACTGCTTTGACATTGTGCTGACAATGTTTTGTAATACAGCATATTCGTCAAAGTGTAAGGCTATGTCCATTCTTTTCCTATAGTAAAATGCGATATCAGAACGTTGTGGAAGTGGATACACTGGCAATTTACATTTTAAGATACAATACCTTGCCGCATCCGAAAGACTTTCAAGTTTCATCCTTTTTTGCAAGTTTGAAAGTGCGGATAGCTCGTTCGGAAGAAGGTATGCAGTAACCATTTTTGATGGTAACGGGGGCAACGATTTCATTTCATTGCCCCTCCTCGTCTTTTTCCTTTTGATTTTGCCTCGAATTCCTTGTCGGGAGCTTGATATAAGGCTCATTTTCGTCTATGAGCCAGTCACGGCCCATTTTGTGCGCGGTCTTAAATCCTCCGCGCAAAACTTTCTGCCGCACGGTTGCGGGGGTTCTGCCGTGTCGAAAAGCGTATTCCTTGAGAGTAATGTCCATCTTGATGCCTCCTGCATCCTTAGATGCTTCCAAAAGTCTCCTCAATAGCGCGGGTGGTCATGTAAATGGGCTTCTCGTTGCTGTGCGCTGCATTCCAATTCCGTGCAACATCGTTTGCGGTTAGTGTTGCAGAAAAAATCTGAATGCTGTCTCTGCTACCAAAAAGCTTGTTGCAGATAGCAACAGCATCTGCGCGGCTCATATCCTTGAACCAAGTCTTGATGATAACTTTATAAATCAGGTCGGTTTCTGCGGCCTTGACAGCTGCTGCCATCTCTTCGTCATCATTCAATCCGCTACGCTGTGCACCGCCAAAAAGAAAAGCCATGTCATTCGCTATAAAGCTATCTCCGTTACCCCACATTTGCTGATAGGTGTTAACGATGCGCTCGGTTTCGGCCTTGTTCGCTTCGTTTGCCTTGCTGATGATATCTGCGTTGATGTTGTTAATAATGGTGTTAGTCATTTTGTTTTCCTCCTGTTATAATTGTGTGTTTATTGCTTATTTTGCTTATATTATACTACTCTAAAGTAGCATTGTAAATAGACTTTTGGGAAATATTTTGTATAAACTTGGCGTAAAACTGTCGCGTTCGTGTCGCACGTTTTTACGTCTATTTTTTTATAATTAAGCTAGAGGAAACAAAAGAATGGCTTACAAAAATGTCAATCTTAACCCGGCTGGAAGGCGCACAGAAGATTGCGCTGTAAGAGCTTTGGCGGCGGCGATGAGCAAGCCCTGGAAAGAGATTTATATAGATTTATGTGTACAGGGAAGTTTGCTTTGCGATATGCCATGTGCCAATCGCGTATGGAAAACGTACCTGATTGGCAACGGATGGGGGAGACATCGAATCTCCAGAGTATCGGAAATGCAATGCACGGTTAAGGGTTTTGCAGATAGCAACCAAAGCGGAACGTTTTTGCTGGAAATGCCAACGCATGTTGTTTGTGTGCAAAACGGGGATTGGATAGACACATGGGACTGTGGCAATGAAGTCCCAAAAGCCTATTGGGAGGAAAGCAATAAACATGCCGTACTATAACTCATATCCACAGTATTATTATGGTCAACCTGTGCCAGACCAGTTGGCGCAGCTTCGACAGGGTGGGTTTCAGCTGCAACCACAGCCAATACCGCCACAGCAGGCACCGCAATCTTGCGAAGTGGTTTGGGTATCTGGTGAGGGTGAAGCAAACGGCTATATGGTTGCCCCGGGCAGCAAAGTCATCTTGATGGATAGAGACATGCAAACATTCTATGTGAAATGCCGCGATGTAAACAATATGCCCTATCCAATGGAAGTTTACGACTACCACAAGAGGGAAGCGGCACCGGCGGCAAAGCCACAAACCGAAAATTTTGTTACACGAGCAGAATTTGACGCACTCGCAGCCGCTTTTGGTGATTTGAAAAGCCAAATGCAAGCAAAGCCGCAAAAGGCAGTAAAGGAGGCAGCAAATGCCAAACCCGCTGTACAGCAAACTTAACGGAAACCAGCAAGGCAACATGATGCAGCAGTTCCAACGATTTATGAACCAAATGCAAGGGAAAAACCCGAATGAAATGATAGAACAGATTGTTGCTTCCGGCCAGTTAAGCCAACAGCAGTTAAATTCTATCCAGCAGCAAGCAAAAAATATGGAACAGCAGTTTTCTGCTATGCGTTCTATGTTTGGCTTTTGAATAAATGCGGCCGCATTTAGAATAAAAATTTTGAAAAGGAGATAACCAATGGCAGTTTATAACGATATGACTCCTGCCGATATTGCCGCTGTTACCGGAAACAATAACCGCAACAATGGCATGTGGGGCGGCGATTGGGCGGCATGGATCGTGCTGTTTCTAATCTTCGGTATGTTCGGTTGGGGTGGCATGGGCTTCGGTGGCTTTGGCGGCGGCATGCGCGGCGCTAATTCCCCCGGTTTCCAGGGCTATGCAACCCGCGCCGATATCAATGAGGGCTTTGCCCTTAATGGTATTGACAACGGCATTCGCTCTATCCAGAATGGCATTTGCGACAGCACTTATGCCATTAACACCGGCATGCTGAACGGGTTTAATAATCTGAACAACAGCATTCAGCAGGGCTTTAACGCAACCAATGTTGCACTGCTTCAGGGCCAGAATGCACTTGGTACCCAGCTTGCGGATTGTTGCTGCAAGACCCAGAGCGGCATCCAGGGCGTGAATTACACGATTGCTACCCAGGAGTGTGATACACGCAACCAGATGCAGCAGGGATTCAACGCAATGCAGAACACGATGAACTTTAACACTCGTGACATTGTGGAGAACCAGAACACCAACACCCGCGCAATCCTGGATTACCTGTGCAAGGACAAGATTGAAACCTTGCAGAGCGAAAACCAGGCGCTGCGCCTGGCTGCATCTCAGTCCAATCAGAACTCCGTGCTTCGCGCGGCAATCGATGCAAGTACCGCTGAAATTCTGCGCCGTGCTGCACCGCTTCCGGTGCCTGCTTACGCGGTTGCAAACCCGTATACTGGCAATTATGGTTACGGGTGCTGCGGTTACGCCAACAGCTGTGCAGGCTAAGTAAAATATGGCAACTTGTGAGGGTTTCTTACATGTTCAGCCCTGAGCTGATTTTGCAAAAAAGGCGGCGGGGGTATATTACCGCCCCTTATTTTTAGCAAA